TTAATTGGGTGTGCCAAGTAGCGCTCTCTCCGCGGCGGCCAATTCGTCACCGTGATCGTCTCGTGGGAACAGGTGTCCGTACACGTCCATCGTCATCCCGATTGTCGAGTGCCCCATGCGCTCTTGGACGAGCTTCGGTGGTAGGCCTAGCCCGCCATCTTCGATCCGGTTAATGCACCACGACGCATAAAAGTGGCGCAGTGCGTGAATGCCGGGATATTTGGCCTTGAGGATCGGGGCGCCATCTTTGTCTTTCTCGCCGGTGTCAATCGAGATGCCAGCGGCAATTTCGGCCGGCTGTAGGCCGCGCCGGACAATGTTGTTCAGCTGCTCGATGTTTCCTTTTCCGTTGGGGAATACGAGGTCCAGGCTGCCATTTGGGCAGGCTAGCTTCCACTCCTTCAAGGCTGTGATGACCATGGGCGGAAGCGGTATCGATCTTTCGCTTGTGGCTGATTTAGGTCGACCAATTTCATTGAAAAAATCGGCCCGTTGGTGCACCCGAAGCAAACGCTTGTCGAACTCGACATCGCTCCATCGTAGTCCGCGCAATTCTGATGCGCGCAAGCCGGTGAATATTGCCGTTAGGATGAGAGGTCGCCACCGTCCGCTCAGAGCGCCAATGAGCACCTTGATTTCTTCGCGGCTTGGAATGTCTTCGCCAATGATGAGTCTTCGCTGCTGACGCTTCGCAAGCCTGTTATCACTGCCGCGTCGGCGTGACTTGAGATCGCGGACAATGTTTCGTCCGACGAGGCCGCGTTCTTGTGCGTCTGAAATGATTGAGCTGAGGCTGGCCAGCACCTTCCGGCGCAAGACCGGCGAGCGGCCATTCTCCTGCAAGCTATCCTCAAAGGTCCTGACCATTGGAATAGTCAGTGACGACAGCTTAATCTCCCCGATGAATGGCTTAATGTGTAGTTCGATATGCGTACGATAGGCCGCAAGTGTCGCTCTCTCAAGATTGGCATTCTTGCAGCTCGCGGTCCAGAAGTCGCAAGCCTCCCTCACGGTAACGCTGGCGCTGTCGGCAACATGGATGCCCTCTCGAACCTCAACTGATGCCGTTGCGGCAAACTGATCGGCCTGTTTTTTCAGACGAAAGGTCTTGAGGCGGCGCTTTCCTTGGGTGTCGACGTAATCAACGACCCAGGAGCTTTTCTCCTCGCCTTTGCTGTTAGTCCATGTGCGTTTTCTTACGCTCATTTCTCTTCAGTTGCATCTTCTTCGGTTATATCGTGGTATTTTTCAATTATTTCTCTAGTTTTGGTTATATTGTCGTAAGTTCTTTTGAATTTTTCTGCAAATTTTACAACTATTTCATATTTTTCGTCGCTCATTTTTGCATTATTATCAGACTCGACAAAATTATTGAAAAGTTGAGCCATTTCCTCTTGGTTTCTCGCAAGGTCAACCCACTGGTTGGTGATCTCTGTGCTTTCCTCTACTACCTTTGTGAGGGCAGTTGACGCTGTTCTTGCGAATTGGTGCGCTCTGTCACCGTTTATCATCGCGAAGTCGAGTGCTGCAGATAGTTTGTCGTATTCCTCAAGCCTGTAAATAATCTCAGCATTCATGGATCGGCCATTCTTTTCGGCCGCTTCCTTGATTTTCTCTTTGAGTGGGGCCTGCATGCGCAAGCCAAACGGCGCGATATCCGTCTGCAGTTTTTTTTGTTCGTCTGGCATGGCTTCAATCTGTAGTTAATGACCGTTGACTTCAATGATTACATTCTGTAGCTATGATTGGCAATGGCTACAATCTGTAGTCATTTCGAGCTTGATATGGAGTTAACGAATGGAAAACGCTGAAACGCTGGATCTGATTTGGGGTGTAGAGGATATCGGAAAAGCAATCGGGCGGAACTACCGACAAACATACCATATGATCAAAAGCGGTAGGTTGCCGGTGGTGAAGCAATTGGGGGAGCGGTATTTCGCAAGCCGCAAAGAGCTTTTTGATTTCTTCATGCAGAGCGCCGCATGAAAGACAAGAAGGCTCGGAAGAGGCGGCAACCTCTCCGAGCCATGGTTCAAATTTCCCGCTAGGAAGTAAATATGAACGGAAACACCGATAGCATGGCTTCGGGTGGAGAGACAATTGCCTCAACACCCGGCGTTTCAACCTCGGCACGGAGCGCAGGTGGCAGCACAAAAGCCTTTACACGTGAGGACTACATCAATTTGAATGACGAACTCTGCTCCGTCCGTGACCTTATGAGGGTCATCGAGCTTGCCGCCGGCATGGTAAGCGACATACAGGCGGGGTCAATCAGCCGGGTGACTGATATTGCCATCGAGCGCCTTGATCAGGCTTTGGACAGGCTTGAGAAATTCGAGCCGGTGCCCAACGTCATCAGGAAGGAAATGGCCTGATGACTTCATCAGCAGAGACACATTCTGGAGCCGCTTCTGCGGCTCCATTCGTTTTGTGTGTCATCGCAGCGCTCGAACAGCCGATTTCACAGCACTATCGCAATGTTGGAGAAGGCTATGAGCGGCGATGAATATACGCGCCTGCGCATGGCCTGGCTTGATCAGGTCTTTAGTGATGAAGCTTTGAGCAAGAGCGTTGCGACGAATGTCGCCTTCTTCATCTCGCAGCACTTCAACCGCAAGCGTTTTGGCGACAGCGGGGTGCTCAACGCGTGGCCAAGCTATGCGACGTTGGCTGGTTGTGTCGGGTGCTCTGAAAAGAGTGTTCAGCGAGCGGTTAGCCTTTTGCGGAGCCGTGGGCACATCAAGACAAGGCATTATGGTGGCGGTCACGTTTCACTGCAGTATTTCGCGATTGTATCATCATGCAGCAGAAGAAAGACAAAGGATACAATAACATATGGAGAGGGTGGACACGAGAGTCCACCCTTGACGGATAGCGACGGTTTGAAGGCTTCTGGGGTGGACACTGGTGTCCCTCAGGGAGGACATGAGCGTCCCTCTAGGGTGGACGTGTGTGTCCCCCAAACCTCTTTGAATAAATCTTCGAATGAAATCTCTGATATCGGCGCACGGACGGAAAACGAACAGGCACCGCAAACGCTTCACCCAGCCGACGGACAGAAGGCTCGGGAGGAGGGGAGCGAGTTGGACGTTCAGCGCATCACACCGGCAGCTGCGGCCGTTGCCGTGCTGTCTGCCCTGATCAAGGGACCGGGACCGTTGCCACCCCCGCCGCCAATCGTTCGACGGGATCCAAGGCCGGAATGGCTGATGGATCATCAGGCGCAGCATGGCTGGCCGAACGTCTATGAGAACCTCGGTAACCCCGAGCGCTGGGCAGATGCGTTCGATGATCTGGCTTTTGAGATGGAGCCTGTTGCGGCATCGGAAGACAACCGCCTATGGCGTCAGTGGTCGACGGTTTATCGCAAGAAAGGTTGGCCGCTGCCGCCTGCGCACGGTCAACTGGTTCACTTCCCCGATTGTGGTCCGAAAGGCTTTGACCGCTTCCTCGCACGCCTCAAGGCTGCGTTGACCGAACAGGCTATCGGTGAAGCGAGCAACGTGCTCAGGATAACATCGAGATGACCGACGGTAGCGAAACCATGAGAGTTTGCTTGATACCGCAACGAGCGGCTGGGTCGGGTGATTTTGCAGGCAGGTTCTCGAAAATTCTGGACGCCGGCGAAACCGCGAAGCTTCCGGCCGCTAAGGGCCGGGGGTGGTCTTAAACTTTCGGCCGTTTTCCGGGACCGGCGCGGGTAGGTTTGCGCGTGATTTTTCCTAATTAGAGAGAAAATATGTTTTAAAACAAAGATTTGATATGATTGAGGCCACTTTGTTGCGATGTTTCTTCCTAATTCTCGATTTTTTTCATGCAACGCGTGGGCATCGGTGACATTCGTTTGTACGAGTTTGCAGTAGATGCAATCAGACATAAACTATTGGAAATAAACGATATATTTAAAATACTGCGCGTTTATTTTATTCTCCCGGTCTATGAAGATATGGCCATTTTCCAAACCCGAACAGAAATCCCTTTCCGAACCGACTGAGGCGGAGCTTGCGCTGTTTACTGGCAGCACGGGTTCCGGCTCTGGCGTTTCGCTAGCGGTGGCGTTGACGGTTCCAGCCGTTCAAAGCGCCATTCGTTTGATTTCCGAAGCCTGCGCAACGCTCGATATCCGGGTGGAACGGCGCGAGGGCACGACATGGACACCGGATGCAACGCACCCGGTCTCGAAACTTCTGGCCGACCGGCCGAATGACTGGACCTCCACATTTGAGCTGATCCGCGATCTTGTCGCAACGGCGCTGACCCATGACCGGGGCGCGGTGGCCTGGATCAATCGTGTCGGCGGCGAGGTCCGGGAAATCATCCGTTACGAGCCGTCGCATGTGACGGTGGACTTCTCCACCGACGGCCGGAGCGAGCCGCGCTTTCGCATCAATAACCGCCCTGAAGACGCTGGCAACGTGATCTACCTGCGCGGCCCGTTCGGCCGGTCGTGCCTGTCTCTGGCGGCTGATGCCATCGGCACGGCGAAGGATATGGAAACCCATGCCCGCAAGCTGTTCAGGAATGGCGCGCGCCCGTCCGGTGTGATCGAAATGGCCAAGGGGCTGGGTGACGAAGGCCTCAAGAAGATGTCCGTCGCATGGCGCAAGGCGCATGAGGGAACGGACAATTCCGGCCGCACGGCGATCCTCTGGGATGGCGCGACCTTCCGCCCGATCACCTTCAATTCGACCGATGCGCAGTTTCTGGAAAATCGTAAATTCCAGATCCTCGAAATCGCCCGTGGCTTCCGCGTCCCGCCATCGATGATCTACGACCTTGAGCGGGCCACGTGGTCAAACTCCGAGCAAATGGGCAAGGAGTTCCTGTCCTATACGCTGGAGCCTTGGCTGCGCGCCCTTGAGGGCGCTTTCCGCGTGGCGCTGTTCACCCCGGACGAGCGCGCCGACTATCGCCTTGTCTTCGACCGTGACGACCTGACCCGCGCTGACCTGACGCATCGGGCCACGGCGATTTCCTCGCTGATTGCTTCGCGCGTTCTCAACGCCAATGAAGGCCGCCACTGGCTGGACCTGCCGCCCTACGAGGGCGGCGAAGCCTTTTCCAACCCGCATATCAACACCGATGCCGACGCTGCCAAGCCTGACGCGACCGGCACGCCGGAGGCCTGAGACATGGAACGCTTCTTCATTGAAACCAAACTGGCTGTTCCTGACGACAGCGGGGCAATCGAGGGGCTGGCATGGCCCTTCGGTGCGCCTGATCGCGTCGGCGACGTGATCGAGAAAGGTGCATTCGCAGGCATCTCCCTGCCGCTGCCGATGCTGTTTGCCCATGATCACGGCGACCCGGTCGGCACATGGACGGAGGCTTTCGAAGAGGCCGACGGCCTGAAGGTCAAGGGTTCGCTTCTGGTGAACGATCTCACCCGCGCCCGCGAGGTCCATGCACTGGTGAAAGCCGGTGCTGTTCGCGGGCTTTCGGTCGGCTTTGTCACCCGCAAGGCAGCGCCCCGCAAGGGCGGCGGTCGCACCATCACCGCCCTTGAGCTGATCGAGGTCAGCCTTGTCACGGTTCCCATGCATCCCGGCGCACATGTCGCAAGCGCCAAACACGCCATCCGGGCTTTGTCTCTGGCCGAAGCCCTCAACCGCGCTACGGCGCATCTCAAAAGGTAAGCAAATGAAACACCTTCACATGCAGGCGCTGAACGGTTCGGCGCAGATCATCACCAAAACCGGCGGCGAAGACGATCCGGCCGGTATCGTCAACAAGGCGCTGGAAGACTTGACGCGCACGGTGGACGAGCGCCTGAAGGCCGTCGAGGCCAAGGCCGGTTCCGACAAGCTGGAAGACCGGCTGAAAGCGCTTGAGACCAAAGCCAACCGCCCCGATGGCGGCTTTGGCGGTTCCGGTCATGACGATATCACCGAAGAGCGCAAGGCCTTTGCCGCCTATCTCACCCGTGGCGATGCAATGCCCTCGGAAGAGCGCAAGGCGCTCACGGTTTCCTCCGATCCCGGCGGCGGCTATCTGGCCCCGGCCGAAATGGCCAATGAGTTTATCCGCGATCTTTACGAGTTCTCGCCGGTTCGCTCTGTTGCCACGGTCTCTTCGACCGGCGGGGCGTCGGTGATCTATCCGAAGCGCACCGGCATCACCAATGCCACCTGGGGCGGCGAGACCCAGGAACAGCAGGAATCGCAGCCGGGCTTCGGGCAGGCGGAAATCCCGGTGAAAGAGCTGAAGACCTATGTCGATGTCTCCAACCAGCTTCTGGCCGACAGCGCCGGGCAGGCTGAGGCGGAAGTCAATCTGGCCCTGTCTGAAGACTTTGGCGTCAAGGAAGGCGCGGCATTCGTCAACGGCAATGGCGTGCTGCAGCCCGAAGGCTTCATGACCAATGCCGATATCCGGCCGCTTGCCAATGGCCATGCCGCCAATATCGACCCGGCCGCCCTGATCGCGCTTCTCTACTCGCTGCCTGCGACCTATCGCAATCGCGGCGCATGGGCGATGAACGGCACCACGCTTGGCCGTCTGCGCACGCTGAAGGATGGCGACGGCCGCTTTCTCTGGCAACCCAGCTATCAGGAAGGCCAGCCGGAAACGCTGCTCGGCCGTCCCGTGGTCGAAATGACTGACATGCCCGGCATCGAGGAAAACGCCTTTCCGATCATCTATGGCGACTTCTCGGCCTATCGCATCGTGGACCGCATCGGCCTGTCCGTCCTCGTCAATCCCTACCTGCTGGCAACCTCCGGCCTGACCCGCATTCACGCCACAAGGCGGGTGGGCGGCAAGGTGCTGCAGGCGGCCCGTTTCCGCAAGCTGAAGATGGCCACGAAGTAAGCCAAACACCGAAAGGAAAATCCCATGCGCGATCTCGCACACAACATTGCCGTTCGCACGGCGCTGACACCCGGTATTGCAACCGCCACGGCCGACGGCCCGGTCATTGACCTTCAGGGCTTTGACAGTGCGGCCGTTATCATTGGCACCGGCGGCATTGAAGGTGATGGCGATTTTACCGCCACGCTGGAAGAAAGCGACGACGGCGAAGCCTTCAGTGCCGTTGCCGCCGACCAGCTCGACAGTAACACGCCGGAAAGCCTTGAAGCCGATAGCATGACCCGTATTGGCTATCGCGGCTACAGGCGCTTTCTGCGGCTTCACCTGGCGAAGAACAGCGGCACCTCGATCGCTGTTGCCGCCATTCTCATTCTCGGCAGCGCATCGACGCGGCCGGTTCACTAACAGGGGGGATCATTGACGGCGACGCGGCCCGCCGAACAGCGACAAGTCACCTGCCACCCCCTGCACCAATTCTTTGGTCCGAACGGTTCAAGGTGACACGGCCGCCCTTATTCATTCATCACCCGGAGAGACAGACATGCCGAAGAAAGGTGCGCGCGTTTGCGGCTATTGCGGAAAGCTTCATGACAGCGGCATGCGCTGCGAGCGTGTCGTAAAGCAAAACCGGGACCGTAAAGCCCGGTTCGATGCCAAGCGGCCGTCTGCCAGACAGCGCGGCTATACCGCCGAATGGCAGCGGGAAAGCAAGGCCTATCTGGCTGCACACCCGGTCTGCATTCGCTGCGGCGCACCGGCTGCCCTTGTCGATCATATCCGCCCGCACAAGGGCAATTACGATCTCTTCTGGGACAAGGCCAACTGGCAGCCGCTTTGCACACCTTGCCACAACAGCGCCAAGCAGGCGGAAGAACGGCGCATGCGGAAGGTTCAGCGATGACTTCTGTTGAGCGGCGGCTTGAAGGCAGCGATCAGTTCGCGCTCCAGATCGAGGTAGGGTCTGATCGGGCCTATCACCGAATTGATTTGGGGCGGCTGGTGAACGAGGGCAACCACCGGCCCCTTATTGGCATAGTCTACCCAGGCTTTCGCTTCCCATTCGGGCGTTGGGCTCTTCTGCCCTACCAGTCTGCGGTTGATGTGGTTCGGGTACTGTCGAAGTCTGCTGCTGACAGGGGACTTGGTGGTCCCAAACCGCAAAATCTGGCCGGAATGGCTCTGCCAAACATAGAGAGCCTGTTCCAGCTTTGCCGCCTCAGGATCGGTCACCTCGAACGTCATGCGGCCGGACGCATCCACCGACATCTGCGCAACCTGCCTGAACTGTGTCCAGTCAATCTCCATAGAACACCTTTTATGTCCGCTCCCTCAGAAAGGAAAGGCGATGGCTATCGTAAGCCTTGAACAGGCAAAGCTTCACCTGCGTGTCGATTCTGACGATGACGACGCGCTGATCGAAAACCAGATGATTGCAGCCCAGAACCATATTGAACGGCTTCTGGGCTTTCGCATTGAAAAGACCTTTGGACGGGAGAGCGAGGGACAAGACCCGATCCCGGCATCCCTGCAACAGGCCGTGCTGATGCTGACCGGCCATTGGTACGCCAACCGGGACGCGGTGCTGATCGATGCCAGCCCGCGCTATGTGCCGCTTGGGGTACGCGAGATCGTCAACGAATACCGTAACTGGAGCTTTTGACCATGGGCACGACACGCGGGCCCAAGGCGGCACCCCATGCGCTGGAAGATGCCTTCACCGAAGCCCCGCCCATGCCCGACAGCCTGCCGGCGGCCATGACCGGCGAATGGGATACGGTGGTGAGCGATCTCACCGAACGGGAAATATTGAACGAAGCCATGCTGGGCACGGTCGAAACCTATATCCGCGCCAAGTGGAACGAGCGGCAGGCACAGAAGGCCATAGACGAGCATGGAGCGGTGGTGCGGGCATCCGACGGCAGTTTGAAGCAAAACCCCGCCAGCAGCCTTCTCGGCAAGTCTCAGGCGGTCATTGTCCGGCTATCGGCCGAACTTGGCCTGACACCGGCCTCACGCGCCCGCTCCGGCATGAAACAAGACAAGGATGAAGACAGTGACCAGTTCGGCCTCTTCAGTTTCTGACAGCTATCCAGACTGGATTTATGACGGCTCGGAGATCCCCGATCCCTTCGGCTATGGCGAGCGCGCCGTTCAGTTCCTCCGCATGCTCCGCCACCCGAAATCCCGGCTTCCCGGCCATGCCTTCGATCTGACCGAATGGCAGGAGCGGATTGTTCGGCGCATCTATGGCCCCTGCGACGAAAACGGCCGCCGGACGGTGCGCAATGTCGCGATGCTTCTGCCGCGCGGCAACCGCAAGACTTCGCTGGGCGCGGCCCTTGGCCTTCTCCATACTATCGGCCCGGAAGCCGTTCCCGGTGGCGAGGCGATCTTTGCTGCATCCGACCGCAAGCAGGCGCGCATTGCCTATGATGAAGCCATCGGCATTGTCCGGGCCATTCCAAAGGCCGAAAGCCGTCTCAAACTCACCGACAGCAAGAACCGGCTGACAGCACCGCGCAGCAATGCCTTTCTGGAAGCGATCTCGGCCGATGCAGGCACACAGCACGGCCGCACCCCGATGTTTGCCCTCGTGGACGAGCTGCATGCGTGGAAGAAACGCGAGCTATGGGACGTGGTGCGCACGGGCCTTACGAAAGTGCCAGGATCGCTTTTGATGGTGATTTCCACGGCCGGACGCGGCAGCGAGAATGTTGCGGCCGACTTTTACGACTATGCCCGCAAGGTGGCCCGTGGCGAGATCGATGATCCCGGCACCTTGCCCATTCTCTTTGAGACCCCGCGCGATGCCGACTGGCGCGATGAAGCGCACTGGTACAGGGCCAATCCCGGCCTTGCCAATGGCTTCCCCGATATCGAGGGACTGCGCCAGCTTGCCCGCGAGGCACAGGAACGCCCCGGTGAACGCGAAGCCTTCCGCCAGCTTCATCTCAATGTCTGGCTGGATCATTCCGCCGACCCGTTTGTCGATATGCTGATCTATGATGAAGGCAGCTTCCCCGTTGATCCCGAAGAAATGGAGGATCAACCCTGCTGGATCGGCGTTGACCTCTCAGCCGTCAGCGACCTGACCGCCGTGGTCGCCGCATGGCGCAACGGCGACGGCTATATCGTCCATCCATGGTTCTTCTGCCCTGAAGACAATCTGCGCGGCCGCGCCGACCGTGACGGCGTTCCCTATCCCGAATGGGCCGAACAGGGCCATATCATCCCGACACCCGGCGAGGTGATCGATTACCGCATTGTCGAGGATCACATTCGCGAGCTTTGCGCCCGCTTCGATGTGCATGAAATCGCCTTCGATCCGCACATGGCCCGCAATATGCTCAACAACCTTCAGGAAGACGGCTTCCCGGCCGTGGAAATGCGGCAAGGCTGGGTGACCATGGCCCCGGCAATCAAGGAACTCGAACGCGCCATTCTCGGCCGTCGCCTGATCCATGGCGGGCATCCAGTGCTACGCTGGAATTTTGAAAACATCGCCATTCACACAGATGCAGCGGGCAACAAGGCCTTCCACAAGGGCAAGAGCAAGGACCGCATCGACGGCGCGGTCGCCGCCGCCATGGCCATCAGCCGTGCCGCTGCCGGGGAAAGCAGTCTGTCCGTTTATGACAGCGAGGAGTGGTCCGAGGAGATGGCGTATTTTTGAGGGGGAGCACGCGGTTGTGTTCGGGAAATGGCACCACCCACGAAAGGGAAGCATTCCATAGATGCCAAACTAGAGAGTACCGTTCAATAACGGAGCCTAGCCGCTTAGGACCTCCTTAGCTCCCGTAAGGCCGTGACAAGATTCGTCAGGTCGGTATCAAAACTATCTTTGAATATTGTACCGAGACGCAAAGCCTGCGCGGTTTCAATAAAATCACAGTGCTTCTCTTCATTTTCGGATAGCATTGTGATGTGAGCGTCGAAAACGGACGCAATGAGTCGCTGCTTGCAGGTGATTGCGAACAGGCAGGAAGCAAAATCAGTGCTTTTGTGGACTATCAGAAGGTCAATATCACGAGCCTTGTCTGAAATTGTAAAAGCCGAACCAAAACCATAGATCTCCGAACTTTCCATAAAACTCAACCGTGTTTTTCGAAATATTCCTTTTCTTCTTCTGTCAAGTAAAGCCAGTAGTCAGTATGGTGCAAGGCACCCATGAATTCTCCGACCTTGAATAGGCCGACTTTCGATTCACGGCAATAGCTCTTGGCATCTGGAGTGTATCCGCACCACATGGAGTTTATGACTATTACGTTGATCTCGCCAATCCGATCGACAGTCTCTATGTATTCTGCGACGCCAAAGGCGTAACATTCACAGATGAAAACCCGAAGCCTGTCGCCCTGCGTGCGGGTCAATTCATATAAGCCGTCACCCTGAGAAATCAGGGACGCAACTTTACCATGCCTGTTCATCTGGCCTTCGAAGTACCTGTAATGCCCGTAGTGGCTAGTCCAAGGAAAGTTCTCGTTACGCGCCGCCATCGACAATTCCTCTGATAAGATCATCAAACTCTTTAGGGAAACGCTTTACTGCTGCATACGGGATATCATCTTCCACCCATTGCTCATAGCTGCGCACATGCATCAGAAAGGCGGTAATCGCTGCTTGATCTTCGGCGTCAAACAAGCGCCTATTTGCTTCTAGCATCGATGCTATCTTGCGGTTGTTGGGCACGATCACAGACAGACGTTCGGATACCCAGACTGCGTACACCGCCTCGTTGTGTGGCTGAGTTTGAGCAAGCTCAGATACAGGGCCATAATGTGCCCAAGACTGCCTATTTTCTTCCAACAACGGCACGATCATTTTAGCGACGTCGGGCCTGGTGGCCATTGGAATCTGGTCCAGCTGCTTTCGCACTCTTGCTTCGTGTTCAGTTTTCATCTCATGAAGAACATCCACCGTATAAGTGAGCTCGTTCTCTCTTCGGTCTATTAACCTATGATGCGTTGGGCAGAGCAGAATTAAATTCTCGTAGTCATCTCGCTCTGCATCAGTCTGAGCTGCGTTATGTCTATTCGCTCCCTGTTTGTCTCCACAAATATGGGCCATCTCACCCAGCGGAAAAGGCGCGGCATCGCCTGCGAGAGTGTCACAGAGTCGTTCCCAGCAACCGGGGAAAGCGCAGCGTCCGCCCGAATATGACCAGAGAATCTTGATAGTCTTTTTGGTGATAGCCATAGGGACCTGATAACATAAGGGGTTAAGAAAAACAGATGCGATTCAATTTATTCTGCAAGATTTACAAAAATAGAAATAAATTTTATATACTAAAATGGTTTTTTGCAAACTAACCTAATAAAATAATTTTATTGTAATAGTTATGAAAATATTTAATTAATATTTTCATTGGGGTTGATCTCCACGACGCAATCAAAATTATTTTTACTTACGAGTCGTTTGGTAACATTTTGAAACTTTTCGGCAGGGCGCATTTCATATAGCGTAGTTGCGTATTGGTCGAAATAAGCCAAGTCTTCTTCAGGGAGTGCGACTCTTTCAAGATGCCTTCGGAAAGAGGCGTAAACTTCATATCCGTTTCGCCAGATCGCGCAAGAAAACGTTCCAAGGATGAGCTGTGAATTCTTAGTTTTCAATGCGAAGCTCATCGCGGCTGCCCAAAGGCTTATATCGTCGTCGCATAAGAATGCCTCCATTAAAGCTGCGCCCAACGCGTTTGGGTATTCTCCAGTTGATTGGGCACGATCTATTTCGCTAATCCAAGTCGATCTATCGCTTATGCATTCCGTTCCAACCAAGTTGTTTCTCTGGTAAAAATCATGGAGCCACGAACTTAGCCAAGCTTTGGTAAGAGCTTCTGCTCCATTTAGTTCGTCGGGGGCTCGTGCGGCGACGTCCTCAAACTTGCTCTTGGCGCCAATGAAATCGCCAGAATACAGAAGGGCATCTCCTGTGCAGATCCCGACCTGTGGGTTGGGTGATAAGTTGTAAGATGCGCTGTAGAACAGTGAAGCCGATCTGAAGTGCCTACTCCAGAAGCAGCAGGCACCCACCTCATTTAAGAAGTATGTTCTTTGAAGGTAAATTTCGTCGAGTTTTCTGGCCCTGTTGTAGTTGCTTACGGCCTCTCCTAAGCGGCCGTTATTCATTTGGAAATTTGCGAGAGAGTAGCAAATTGTTGACAGGTTCTGGTTGTTGGTCGGGTCGTGATCTGAGATGGCGTCTGTGTAGAAGGCAGTGACAGCAGCTTCTCGTTTCACCATTGGGATTTCGCTGGAAAGCAAGGCGTTTAGGTATGTCAAATAGGCCTCATCTTGAATTGCGTGAATCCTATTCCAGCGAGCGATATCCGCAGCGGTGTCTGGGTTGTTAATAGCTAGTTGCGCTATTCGACCCGCGATTATCCGGTTGTTCGCGGTGAACTGGTTTGCGTGAATTATCCTAATCAATTCCGAAGATTGTCGATGAAATTCGTAGCGACCAGTCATATAAGCTAGAATATAAGTTAAAATAGGAAGTATTTTTTCGCTTGAAAATTCATCTATATGCCAATTTATACTAGCTATCGCGTCTATTGATGCAACAAGGTAATTGTCTTTCAGGTGTATTGCAATTGGTAAACACCGATCGGGGTCGTTGCTGGTGCCTATCATTTGGCTCATACGTTGAAGCCGTGATGCGGCGAGCTTTAGTTCGAAAACACTAGAGCTTGTTGTGCCTCCATCCTCCACGGTGAGGCCAAGCGGAAGGTTTCTTGTTCCTAATCTGATTGTTCTCAGTATCTTTATGGTTCTCAAAACTTTGAGCGGCGTCTCGTCACTCCAAGTGTCGGCTTCAGAGAAGCGAACCGTTGCTGAGGCCGATGAGGTTGGGCCGATTTGATCAAAGACGTTGTGAATCCATATAAAGTGAGTTGTTCGCGTCGCCGCGCAATAACGCACAATAATTGATGGTGCGTCCAGGGATGAAAGGTAGCTCAGACGATCAATTTTCATGCGGACAGAGCGTTCTTGGCCTTTTTTGTCTGTGGCCTTCATCTGCACGTAGAAAATTAGCCCTGTCGATCTTCCATCTTCGTCAAAAATCTCGACCTCTAAATCTACTCCATAGTCTTTGTCTTTGGTTCGGCAAACCCATTCGTCGGGTAGGAGCCTTTGAAATTCGACAATAGAGATATCTTCTAAGCGATGACTTCTTGTTCTTTGTGACAA